GCCTCCTCGCGCAGTGCGAGGTACTGCTTCGCCTTGCGCTCGAAGGCGCTCAGGGACGAGCGCCGCTGAACAACGCGCGCCATAGGCATTCCTTTCGTCAAGCGGTTACGTCGGTCCGGTTTCCACAGCAGCCGTGGCTGCTGGGCACAGACCAATAGTAGGTGGGGAGTAACTATAAGTCAACCGGAGCAGGTGCTCCGGTTGACGTCACAGATCCAGCAGCAGGTGCTCCGGTGCCAGCGAGCGGAGCGCCTCTTCCAACGCCGTGATACGCCCGAGGTAGCCGTTGCGCTCCAGCATCTCTGCGATGTTCTCCTCGTTCGTGACCACCTGCAGGTGCTCAGGGCCCACGCAGTCCTTTCGTGCACAGGTGTGATGCACGACCTCCGACGTAAGGAGACGACGACGCGACAACGCCATGCCGGTGAGGCGGTGCGCTGCCACGGTCGACCTCCTGCTCCCCTTACGCACGGAGAACTGGCCGTACCCGTACTGGTTCAGCCCACGCTGCCACACCCAGCACCCGGTCGCCGTCTTCACCGACAGCGCCTCCAGTGCGGCGAGCATCCCGTCCCAGTCCCCCGCGTGATAGGCCTCGTGGAGCACGCGCACCTGAGGAGATCGCGCGGCCAAGGGAGTGTCGATGCCTTTGCCCTTCTGCCACCGGTGGTAGTGGCCCATGCACATTCCACGGACCTTGGCCGGGCGGTCGCAGACAGCCCCCTTGCATGTGTTAGTCATATGTTCAGTTTAGCGGAGCGTTCCATCCGATTGTCACAGGGTCGACTTGAGATACTCCGTCAGCGTTGCGACCTGATTCTCCAGCCGACCGCGGCCGTCGGCACCGTGCCCATCCACTATGGCGGTCGCGGTCTTCCTCTTGTGCGCCAAGACCTCCGGCTTCCGCGCTTCGATGGTGTTCTCGCAGATGAGGTTGACTATGAACACGCGCTCGAACTCGGAGGACGCACGAACGTGCCGTGCGTTGATCTGGTCGGCTGTTCCTGCACTCCAAGGGAGGTCGAAGTTGATGAGGTAGTCGGCCATTTTGAGGTCGGTGCCGAAGGCTGCCGCGTGCGAGCAGATGATGACTCGGGTCTGCGGCTCGTCGCGGAACTTCGCCACGGCCCCGACCTTCTGGCTGGCCGTCATCTCGCCGTGGTAGGAGACCGAGCCGATGCCCACCTCTGCGAGGCGCTGTTCGATGATGCCGCAGGCGCGGCGGTGGAACGAGAAGACGATGACCTTGCTGGCCGGGTTGCCCTCGGTGATGTCCTGCAGCCGGGAGATGAGGTGGTCCATCTTCGGGCTGGACTTCACCTCGTCGAGCGCGCCACGGCGCATGAGCATCGCGGCGTACTTCGAGCCGGACCAGTTCGCGCGCTCCTCCCCCTCCTTGCGGCGGCGGGCCCCGTCCTCGTACTCGGCCGCAGACTGGCGGATCAGGTCGGGGTGGTTGAGCAGCATCTCGACGGCGAGCATGCGGGCCATCACGTCCCCGGCCTCCTTGGAGCCCCCGGCGGAGTCGCCGCCGTGGTAGTGGCTGAAGAGGTCGAAGTCGCTCATGGTGTTGTTCGCTGCCTTGGCGAGGGCCTCCAGCAGATCCTGCCCGATGTTCTTGTAGGCCGCGCGGGTGGCGCGGTCGATGCTGACCCACTCGGTGGTCTCGGTGACGGCGGGCAGGTAGGGGGCGACGTCGGGGTCGGTGCGCCGCTTGCGGAACATGACCCCGGACAACTTCCGGTGGAGCACCGGCGTGTTCTTGTAGCGCACCACCGCGCCGTACTTGTTCCGGGTGATGAACGCCTTGTCGAACAGGTCGTAGCGTCCGAGCACCGTGGGGTCGACCCACTCCATGATGGAGAAGATCTCCTCGGGCTTGCCGTTCTCGATGGGCGAGCCGGTCAGGGCGATGCGGAAGGGCGCGGTCCATCGTTTGATCTGCTTGGTGCGGGTGGCCTTGAACGTCTTGATGGCCGTGGCCTCGTCGAGCACGATGATGTCCGGGCGCAGTCGGCCGACCAGCCGCCAGTCGTTGACGACGTTCTCGTAGCCGAGGATGACGTAGGGCGGGCGGTTCTCCATGGCGTAGCGCAGTTGCTTGCGACGCTTCTCCTTGTCGCCGTCGATGACGATGCCGTGGTGCTCCTTGGGGATGGTGATGTCGAGGGACTCCCCGTTGAGCCGGATCTTCTTCGTCGTGGTGTCGACGTCGGTGTGCTTGGCGATCTCCTGCGCCCACTGCCACTTCAGGTTGGCGGGCACCACGATGGCTGCCATGACCTCGTGCTCGGGGTCGGGGCAGGTGGCCATGGCCTCCTCGCAGATCGCGAGGGCGCAGATCGTCTTGCCGAGCCCCATCTCGTAGGCGATGAGCCCGGTGCGGCGCTCGATGACGCCGTCGACGGCCTCGTCCTGATAGGGCCGCAGCCCGGTGAGCATCACGTCAGGCTCCGTCCGTAGGTGAGGGCAGAGATAGCCCCGGTGACGCCGACGTGGATGTCCCCGTCCGCCATGTCGCCCGGGTCCTTGATGTAGCCCTTGGGCTGGTCCTTCTTGGCGTCGTCGAGGGCGCGGTCCCACGGCACGGCGTACTTGAACACCCGCTGGATGTTCGGGTAGTGCCGGTACTGGGTGAGGATGTACTTCAGCGCCTTCTGCCCGGCCCGGTCGTTGTCGAGGGCCCAGATGATGACGTCGAAGCGCTCGAAGATCAGGTCCAACTGCTCGTTGGTGATCTCGGCACCGAAGGTGGCGATCCCGTTCTCGTACCCGGCGGTATGAAGCCTTGGGACGTCCAGCGGGGACTCCACGACGACGCAGGTCTTCTCCTCCGGGTCGATCTGGTGGATGCCGAAGAGGGTGTTGTTCTTCTTGACGTTGAAGGGCTGGTTGCGGAAGTAGCGGGCGTTCTTCTCCTGCCAGCCCCACAACTTCCCGGTGCGGGGGTCGCGGATAGGCACGATCCAGCGCTCGTTCTCCTTGTCCCAGAGCACGCCGTAGTGGTCGGCCGACTCGGGGGCGATGTCGCGGCTGTCGCAGGCCTCGACCGGCACCTCGACGAAGAGCGCGAGCGAGGCCTCGTTGACGACCTTGGTGGTGTCGACGGCGAGTTTGAGCCCGCCCTCCTCGCGCACGAGGCGCTTGGCCCGCTCGACGCCACCACGCTGCTGGCACCATTGCAGGGACTGCTCGTCGGTCATCCCGGTGATCTCGCGAACCAGTTCCCAGAACTTGCCGGTGAAGCCACAGGAGAAGCAGTTGTAGAGCCCGTCCTCGACGTTGACCGAGAAGGACGGGTGGCGGTCCTCCTTGCCGAGGATCCGGAAGTGCGCGGGGCACTTCATGTGTGCCTCCTCGTACTGCAGCCGGAACTTCACGCCGAGTTCGTCGAGGCAGGCCGGGATGTCGCCCGGGATCGGGTTGGAGACCATGAGGGCCATGGCGTTCCAGCCGCTCTGCGGCTTGGTTCTGCGCTTGGCGCGGCGCATCAGTAGCCCCCGATCAGGGTGGGAGACGAGGGGTCGACGAGGAATCCCTTGGAGCCGTACACGAGGGCGTCGCCCGGGGTGGGGTGGTACACGCCGATGACGTCCGGGCGGTAGTTGAGCGAGCGGGCGAGCAGGTACTTGTCCTCGGTCCAGACGCGACCGACCGGCAGATCCCAGTGCTCCATGCGGGCCTCGACGTGCTCGACCATCTCGTCGCCGAGGAAGGTGACGACGTCGACGGCGTAGTTGCGCCGCCACACCGTGTCCCAGATGACCTTGGCGCACGTCTCGTTGCAGTGGAACTGGTCGACGGCTGCCTTCCAGCGCTTGAAGCGGACCGCGCGGGAGAACTTCGCCTCGGCGCGCTTGTCGGGCAGCACACCGACCAGCCCCTCGAAGACGAGCAGGAACCGGGCGGTGGTCTCGTTGGAGATGTCCCCGTGCTGCATCAGAACTGTGCCTCCTGCTCGCCGTCGGTGGGAGCCGCCATGGCCTTGAGGGTGTAGGTCTGCCAGTCCCACTGGACGTGGACGTTGGGCTTGTTGCCGTCGCGGAACTTGAGCACCTTGACCATCTGGCGGTCCGGGAGTTCCCCGTCGGGTTGAACGCCGAGCATGATGTCGGCGTCCTGCAGGAACGAGGACGAGTAGCCGACCGAGCCCTGCGTGACCTCGCCGCCGGTCATCTTGCTCAGCAGCACCTGCGTGCTGATGAAGATCGGTCGGTGGTGCTTGAGGATGAGGTTCTTCATCGAGCGCGTCAGTTCGCTGAGCCGCTCCCACTGGGCCGCGTTGGTGCGGACGTTGGGCAGTTGCATCAGGTAGGCACCGTCGATGTAGATCGCGTCCGGGGCGTACTTGGCGACGAGGTCGTTGACGGTGTCCAGCGAGGCCTGCTCGGCCGGGACCTCTTGGATGATCAGCAGTTCCTCGTCGGCGATCCGGTCGAGGGCCTTGGCGATGCGCCGCTTCTCGGCCTCGTTGGGCTCCCCGTGGCGGATCGTCTTGTAGGGCACGCCGGAGTGGTGGGCGACGAGTCGGGCCATCTGGTGCTCGTCGCTCATCTCGATGGTGATGAACAGGGCCCGGTGGCCAGCGTTGGCGGCAGCGTTGGCGTACGAGAGCAGGTGGGCGGACTTACCGGCACCGGGCGGACCGATGAGCACGACGAACTGGTCCTTGAAGACGCCGCCGGTCTCCCGGTCGATCTCGTCGATGCCGAAGGGGATCCCCTTCTCCTTGTTCTGGCGGTCGAACTCCCACTTCTCCGCGAGGGAGCGCACGTCGAGGGTCCGCAGGCCGTTGCTCTTCTGCGTGGCCATCGTCTTGAGGCCGAGTTCGAGCGAGATCTTGGCCGACTCGAAGTCGCCCTTGTCGTAGCCCTCGGCGGCGGCGTTGATCGTCATCGACAGGATCGAGGCCATGTAGTCGCGCTGGACGCGCTCGATGAGGATCTGGATCTCGTCGGGGGCCTTGACGAAGCGGTAGTCCGCGTAGTCCATCTTCAGCGTCTTGATGCTGGGCAGGGCCCCGTGCCGCGTATGACTGTCGTGCAGGGTCTCGAAGATCTCGCGGTCGATCTCCACCGGGAAGTGCTCGGGCCCGAGGCCCGCAGCGAGCAGGGGTTGAAGGCTCTTGGTCTCGACGGCCTTCGAGAGCAGGTACCTGCCGTTGGCACTCACTCAAGTTCCTCGCAATCGTCGTAGTTCGGGTGGTCGGTGTTCGCGATGGCCTGCTGGAAGCGCGCCAGCGCCATGAACACGGGGTCGTCTGCTGCGCGGGGTCGCCGCTCCTTCTTGGGCCAGTTCGCGTAGAACTCCTTGGCCCGGGCTGCGCCGCGCTCGAAGGCCTCGTCCGGGATCCGCACGGTCACCCAGTGGTCGATGCCTTCGGGTATGAGCGTATCCCACCAATCGGATGACACGAACCGGTTGACGAGCCGCCCACTCCGCTCGTCGTTGGCGAGCCGGTCGAAGAAGTGCTTCATGGCGTACTCCACGACCTCCTCGATCTTGTCCTCCGAGCGGCCCTCGAAGCGCTTCTCCGAGGTGATCTTGTCGCGCAGGATCTTGGCGATGAGGGGCTTGCCGGTGTCGCCGACCTCGATCTGCGGGGTGATGGTCGTGTTGCCCCGGTGGGTGGCCACCCAGTCCTGCGAGAGGAACTGCTCCGCAAGGCGGTCGTAGAGGCCGCTGGAGGCCCGCTCAGCGGGCTTTCCCTCCCGGACTGCCCGGACGGTCTCCTCGGGGCTCCTGCGTGGCTTCCCGGCGCTCCTGCGCGACGTCTGGGCCTGAGCCGGGTGACGGTAGTCGTCGTTCCGAGCCGAGACGCGGCTCCGGCGGGCCGAGGACTTGGGGTCCGGGTGGTCGTAGTCGCCGAAGACGTTCCGAGGGTCCCCCTCGCTCAGGTTCCGCGCCATGTCTGGTCCTTCCTGCGAAGCAGCGGCTGCTGCTCCTAGATGCTCTAATAGATGCTCTTCCTTATATGTGTCCCTAATCCGGGACACGTCGTGTCCCTAATCTGGGACACGCGTGTCCCGAATCTGGGACACGTCAGCCCTCTGCGGAGAGCGTGTGGGTGAAGATCTGCGGGATCGCGATCAGCCCTGACCGGACGGCTTCACGCATCGCGTCGTCCTTCTCGTACCACCAGATCTTGATGCTGCTGGTGGCGCTCGGGTCGTCTCCCCGGCGCACGCTGAGGTAGCCGTTCTCGCGGAGCGTGCCCAGCATGCGGCTGACCGAGGACTTGGACTTGTTGATGGTGTCGGCGATGCGCCGGACGCTGCTCCACTCGTCGCGGACGTAGCCCATGGGGGCCCGGCCGTCGTCGGAGTCCCGGCCCCACGCGTGGCGCGCGAGGAAGGTCAGCAGCAGGGTCTCGGACATGCCGAGATGATGAACCTGCTCCAGCGCCCACGACACGCGGTCCTCGGGGTAGGGCTCGGTGCCGTCGGGGATGGAGTAGGGGGTTCGGCGGGTGCCGAGGTCTGACATATGGGGTCCTTTGGTTGTTTCCTGTGGTGATTCATGTAAACTGATGCCACTTAACCGGTTGTCTCCTTTCCGACCGGTTCACGTCCGCTGGATCTCGGATTGGTCTCCGAGAGCGCGGCTGGTCCCCGCCCGGACGGACGTCCAGCACAGGGCCCCGGTTCAGGTTGAAGGCGTCGCCTCCCGATCCGGGGCCCTGTTGCATGTGGACTCAGTCCTCGTCGATGAGTTCCTGCTTGGTCAGGTCGTCGATCTGGGCCTGCGACAACTCGACGCGGGTCTCGCCCTTGCGGGGACGCCCACGACCGGCCTTGCGGTAGGTGCCCTCCTCCTCGTTCAGGAGGTAGCCGAAGGTCTCCTCCTCCTGCTTGCGCGGACGACCACGGCGACGGGGCTCCTCGGCCTTCTCCGGCTCGCTGACGGACTCCGAAGCCTCTGGGGCATCTGCAGCCACGACGAGCCCGTTCACGGCCTCCAGCGCCTCGCTGAGAAGCGTGGTGATCGGTGACGGCTTGACCTCGTCGGAGAGGTTCTTCATGGCGTTGCTCTCGTCGATCAGCAGGAAGTAGGCGCGTGCCGTCCGCAGCGCCTCCCGGACCACCGGCGGGATGTCGGCCTTGGCGACGTGACCGGCACCGGCCTCGCCCCACGACTGGACCTTCTCGTCGGTCACCGCACGGGTGGCCTTGGGCTCCTCCTTGACCGGCTCCTCGGCCACGGGCTCGTCGTCGAGGGCCTCCTCGTCCTCGTCGAGGGACTCCTCCTCCGGCTCGGGCTCGGGCTTGCCCCGACGGCCTCGTCGCGGCTTGTCCTCGGGCTCGGTCTCCTCCTCCTGCTGACGGCCACGGCCTCGACGGCGGGGCTTCTCCTCAGGCTCCGGCTCGGGGGCAGGCTCCGGCTCGGGCTCCTCGTCGTTGTCGCCGAACTGGAGGTCTTCCAGTCCCAGCGTCAGGTCGAGGGCCTTGATGCCAGCGACCTCGGCGAAGGTGAGCACCGCCTCGGCCTCCTCGTCGGGCTCGGCGTCGTCGTCGCCCCACAGGACGATGACGTACTTCTCGTCGGCCTCGACCTTGCTCAGGTTGTCGACGAGGGCCTTGCTGACGTTGGTCACCTCGATGACCTTCTCGGCGTCCTCGACGACGTGCTCCAGATCGTCGTCCTTGCCGTTCTTGTCGAGGATCAGGTCGTAGGCGATGTCCGCCTGCGCGGTCCAGTCCCAGACCTTCTGCAGGTTCTCGTTCCAGTGCGCCGGGCCCGCCGGGAAGAAGGCCGCGACGATCTCATGAGACGAGGACGGCTCGAAGACGCCGTTGTCGTCCTGATCGCCGAAGCCGAAGCGGTCGTTGAGCAGCGACCGGATGGTCAGCGGCTTGATCTCCGCACTGCCGACGAAGGCGAGTGCGACGGTCGTGGTGGTCTTGCGTGCCAAGTTGATGCTCCTAGGTCCGATTCTGGGAGGCATTCCCTCCCGGGCGACAAGCATAACCTGTCAATCGGATCAACTCAAGTAGTTGCTACTTGCGGAGGACGTTGCTCCCCGAGGTCACGATGCGGTCGAGGATGGCGGCGACCGACGCAGCGGCCAGCGCCATGAGGATGCGCTCGTCGACGTACCGGTCCAGTAGGTACGCGATGGCGGGCAGCAGCAGGGCGTGCACGACGCCGGGGGTCCGGGAGGGCAGACCCGCCCTCGCGACCTCGTAGATGAGGAAGATCGCGAGGGCGAGCAGCGCGAAGTGGAGCATCAGGCCTGCGCGTCGCCGTAGGACGGGCTGCCCGGCTTGCCGAGGAGCCAGCCGATCTGCGGCCACTTCTGCTCGGCCCAGAGGACGAGCGAGTAGTAGGCACCACCGACGAGCGCGCCGATGAGGTCGGCGAGCGGACCGGTGTTGTCGAGGTGGACGCCGAGGCGCAGCGCCAGCGAGGCGATGGCCGCGACGATGACAGGGACGATGGTCCGGATGACGGCCTGCGAGAGGTCAGGAAGCATGGTGAAGGGGCCCTTCTCAGAAGCGGGGCAGAACCGCGAACTGCGGCACGCCGGGAATGGTTCCCAGAGGGCAATTCTCCGCCAACACCTGCTTCAGAAGGTAAGCCCGCACGGCGTAGTCCTCGTAGAAGTAGGACCGCGAGTCGTTCGCCACCGTGCCCGCCTCCCACAGGTAGTCAGCGCCCGAGGAGCCGTCGAAGTAGGTGCCGGGACTGCCGCTGCCGCTGACGCGCTCGATGATGCACTCCTTGAACTCCAAGGTGGTGCCCTGCGGGGGAACGACGTTCTGGTAGATCAGCGGGCGGACGCTGTAGGCGGTGGCGTTGGCGGCATCCCGCGCGACGCCGATGAACTCCACCCACGGGCCGTCGGGCGGGAGCGTGACCGTGCTGTCGACCATCCCGGTCGTCGACTGGGTGGCTCCGGGCTGGGTGTAGTACCCGAGCCTCGGGATGATGGAGACGGTCCCTGTCCCGCCGACCTGCCGCACCTTGAAGCGCATGGCGTAGTAGGAGCCCGGTGTGGTGAGCACGAGGCCCCCGTTTGCGCCGAATCCCCAGATGCCGGAGGTCAGCGCGTTCGGGTTGAGCAGCCGCAGGACGCCCGGGGCCGACTGCCAGCCCATTGCGGAGCCGTACGCGGTGAACGGGTAGGTGGCGAAGGCCGGACCGACAGCGGTGCTCGTGGATGCGTCAACCGTTCCCGTCCAGCCGTAGGTGAGCCCGTCGGCAGTCGCAGTACGGCCGTCGAAGTAGGGCATCAGCGCCCCCGTCTGCTCGACGAGGCAGTCGTCGATCCATGCCGCGTCCCCGGCGACGGACACACCCGACGAGCGCGTCACCGTGGCCGTGACCCGGATGGTGGCCGTTCCGGTCGGAGCGGTGCCCGTGACGAACGCACGGGAGAAGGCGGAGTCGCCCGCAGTGCTGATGCTGGCCCCGGTGGTGGTCTGCAGCAGCGCCGAGCCCGCGTCGAGGAACTGGATGGCCACGAAGGAGTTGGCGGTGACTGCTGCGTTGTGCGCGAAGTACGCCGAGGCCGTGTAGGTCAGCCCCGCCGTCGCGGGGATGTTGATCCCCCCGCAGTTGTACATCGACAGGAGCGTGGAGGTCGAGCCGGTCGTTGTCGTGACCGACTTCTTGGAGGCGGTCCCCGAGCGCTTGACCGTGGTGTCACTCGTCACCGTCCATGCGCCGCTGTTGGCCGTGAAGCCGACCGCCGTCTCCGCGCTCGGGTTGGTGGCGAGGTTGGTGCGGACCGTGACCGTGCCGGAGGTGTTGCGCCACGACGGGTTGCAGGCGTAGTTGAGACGGTTGGGACGCACTCCGACCTGCAGCGCCCGGGCGGGCTCGTAGGCGGATGGGGTGGTGGCCCCGGCGACGGCGACCTCGACCTGCGTGCCGTCGATGTTGACCCCGTTGTTCTGGGCGAGGGAGGCGATGCGGATGCCCGGGGCGACGTAGGCTGCCCGGCGGGTCGTGCTGGTGTCGTTGGGCAGCGTGAGGGACATCGAGACGCGCCGGAACCCGCTGGGCTGTGTCGCGTCGTAGGCGGCGAGCCCGGACGACTTGGCCTTGACCAACGAGACGACCGGGTCGACGGTGGCGGCAGCGGTGTAGTGGGCGAACTCGCTGAAGACGGTGGCAGGGGCGACCGCGCCCTTGACCCTGCTCGGCAGGGTGATGGTGGTCGTGATCGGTGCCGTCAGGCTGTAGCGGACCGTCGCGTGCCCGCGCACCGTGCCGTTGATGCTCAGGCTGCTGTCGCCGCCGGAGGAGAAGACGATCCCACGCGCCTTGGTCCCGACGACCCCGCTGCTGAGGATCGTCAGGATGTTGGGGGAGAAATCCTTGGTGAAGGTGTAGGCGCTCACAGCACTCCGATCCCGTGGTTCGCGGCGGTCTGGTTGAAGGTGGACGTGGTGGTGAGCACCGTCGTGGTCCCCTTCTTCACCGTGATGCTGGAGCCGGAGAGGGTGACGTAGATGCGCTCGCCGTCAGCGAACGGGGTGCTGTAGTTGGCGACGAGCGTGGCGGTGCCCGAGGTGACGCTGTACAGCCCCGTGCGCGTCGCGAAGAGGTAGGACACGGGCGAGGACACGTAGCGCATCACGAGCCCCTGAGAGAGCCCGCTGCCCTGCTTCTCGAAGGTCGTGCTCAGGACGCCGTCAGCGGTCCCGGCGACCACGGCGAGCCCGTTCTGGGTCATCACCGCGCCGAGTCCCCCGACCTTCGAGCCGTTGCCGCTCCAGACCCCGGTGCCGCTGTCGACCGAGGCACCGTTGAGGGCGGTGGCCACGCCGGTGGCGTTGGTGCGCAGCGAGTCGAAGGCGCGGTAGGTGGTGTCCTTGGACCCGTCCACCGTGGCCAGCAGGGCCCCGTGGTCATCGAAGATGTCGACGACCGGGTGCAGCAGCCGCGTCTGGGAGGTGGCGTCCATGCCCTTGCCGTAGAGCGAGACGTTGACCTGAATGCGTCCGTCGACGTCGCTGCACAGGGCCCAGTCGCTGGCGACGGTGCCGGGAGTGCTGCCCAGTGACTCGGACAGGGCCACGTAGGCCTTGCCGTTGTAGGACACGTAGGCGTTGATCGCGTACGCCTTGGTGGCGTCCCACGGCAGGGGGCGGGGGATGGGGACCCCGCGCGTGACGGCGGTGGTGGGGTCGGTCAGGTCTCCCCCGGCCGCGCGTGCGCCGAGGTCGGCCGTCGTCGCTGCCGTGTTGCGGATGAGCAGCGAGTTGGCGTAGTTGACCGTCGGGTCCGTCGGGGACTGGACGCCGACGCCGAGGGCGACCTGATCGGTGGGCGGGTTGACACCGGCGGTGTACGACACCGGGGACCACCCGGCGATAGAGCCGTCAGCGGCCTTCAGGGTGGTGTCCGCGAGGTTGCTGACGTTGGTCCACCACGTGTTCGAGGCCGTCGTGCCGGACGGCTTTTGGGCGTCTCCGTAGGCTCCTCCCGGCTTGGCCGAGTAGAGGTAGCCGTTGAAGGACACCCGCTCGTTGGCGGGGTAGTTCACGGCCGGGTCCCACGTGGCGTAGGTGGGGTGTATGAAGGAGGCGGTGTCCTCGGACAGCATGCGGTTGACGCCCCGGTAGACGTCGACGTCCCACCCGGTGGCGAGGGCCAGCACGTTGCGGATTCCCTCCGGGGTGCCCTTCTCCCGGGCGAGGGCTCCGGCGTTGAGGACGCGCTTGCGCTGGAGGTACGCCGGGGACATGGGTGAGAACGTGATGCCGAACTGCTTGGCCAGCGCGGCCAACTGCCCAACCCGGTTGTGCATCGGGTCGTTGAGCAGCAGCATCGACTTGTAGTAGGTCTTGGCGTAGTCCAGACCCATGGCGAGGACGCGCAGGAAGCGGCGCAGGTCTTCGTTGTCGACTTCGTCGAGGTTGTCGGTGAGCCCCTGCGTGATCTGGTGGTACTTCGGCAGGGAGTCGAACAGCCGCGCGGCGTAGCCGTGGTCCTCCAGCATGAGCGTGCAGGTCTGGGCCGAGGGCTGCCACTCCCCCGCGCCGGACTTGACCCACACCGCGAAGTAGTGCCACGCCCCGGGCGTGACGGCGGTGTCGACGAACTCCGAGCGCGCCGAGGTGCTCTCGAAGAGCACGACGCCATCGTTCTCGGAGGTGGGGAAGCCGTTGAAGTTCTTCACGAGCCGGAACGCGGTCCAGTCCCCCTTGGGGCTGCGCCACGTGAGGGTGATCTTGTCGTAGTCCGTTGCCTCAGCGACGAGCGGGTCGACCATGTAGTCGACCCACTGGCTCGCCGTCGGGCCGTACTTGGACCGCCCGTAGAGGGAGATGCCGTAGGTGGCCATGGATCAGAAGTCCCTCACCTTGTAGCCGTTGAGACGGCCGTACGTGACGGTGAACTTGCCGGTGTCGGGGGTGTCGTTCTCCAACCGGCACGCCAGCGACACCTTGTCGCCCTTGTTGAGCGGGTAGAGGATCGAGGCGTTGGTACGCCCGTTCGTCCACCGGCCGTCCTTGACCTGCACGACGAAGGTGTCCGTCATGAAGACGCTGTACTGGGAGCCGCCGCCCGGGTAGCGGAGAACCTTCAGGTGGCGCGAGCCACGGATGGGGACGGAGTTCCAGTTCAGCCCGGCGTTGATCTGGTAGAGGCCGGTCTCCTTGATCGTCAGCCCAGTGCCGTTGGACATGTTGGCGTAGTCGAACCACTTTCCGCCGAGCGGGATGATGTAGTCCGTGGTGGTGCTGGCCGTGAACGTCGAGGAGTCGTTGGTGTGCTGCAGGTAGAAGGCGTTGGTGTGGTTGCCACCGCGCACGGCGGAGATCCGGGAGTCGACGGTGGGGTAGGAGACGCCGGTGACCTTGTCCTTGGCGGGTGAGGTACCGAGGGCGTTCTCGATGGCCACGATCTCGGACTGGATGTCGTTGATGTGCGAGGCCTCGACGTCGTCGAGGAGGTTGCGCTTCTGCGTGAAGGTCTTCACGGCGAGGGGGTAAGTAGCGGCCATCAGGCGATGCCTCCAGTGACGGTGAGGTAGAAGTTGCCGAGTTGCGGGATCTCCCAGTCACGGCAGACGACGTCGGCGGTGCCCGTCTGGGCTGCGTCAGAGCGTGCGAACATCGGGATCACGACGTACTGGACACCGGGGACCGACATGATGGCCGCGTAGAGGTCCGAGACGGTGATCCGCTGGGCGAAGTCGACGTTGGACAGCGCGAACAGCGACTTGACGGCTGCGGTGACGTTCGCCTTCACGATGGCCTGCTTGGCGTTGTCGTAGGCCTTGACCACGAGGGCGTTTCCGCTCGCGCCGACGTTGACGTTGACGAACACGGGGGTGCCCACGGTGACGCTGACGCCCGCGAGGACGCGGCTGTTCAACTCGGCCTGCACCCGGTTGATCAGGTCGGTGCTGGGCTGGCCTCCGCTTGCCCCGACGACCCACGTGGTGACCGATGAGAAGGCTCCGGCCGAGGAGTTGGCGCGCAGGACACCGGGCACCGCGATGGCGGCGTCGGAGAAGTCCCGCAGGGTGACGCAGCGCTTCTGGGTGCGGAAGGCACGTGGGGCGTTGGCGCGGATCTGGTCGTTGCTCTCGGCGTCGGCCCCGCCCGTCATAGCGGTGGACAGGTAGACGCCGTTGTCGTCCTGCTGGACGAAGACACCGATCAGGTCGGGGGCGTCGACGGCCACGAGGGTGCCTGCGCTGAGGTTGCCCGCTGCGCCAGCCGTGGTGCGGTAGGTGGCGTAGATGTTGAGGCCGGTGTTGGGCACGAGTCCGTCGATGCCGTCCCCGAACTGGATGGTGGAGGTGCCGTTGGCGTCCACGGACACGGAGAAGGTCTTGCTCGTGGAGTCGGAGTCGACGAGGAAGTCCACTCGGGTCCACTCCTCGGTGCTGCCGAGGGAGGAGCCACTCGCCCGGTCGATGAACACCCGCACGGTCCCGGAGACGACGCCGGTCTCGGGCAGCCGGAACTGCTGGCCGGGCAGCCCGGTGGAGGTGCCGAGGGCGACCATGGAGCGGGTCTCTCCCTGCGTCACGGTGACGCTGATGGTGCCGCCGTTTCCCGGGACGGTGACGGTGCTGTCGGTCTCGAAGACGAGACGCCCGTCGATGTCGGGGATGAAGTCGGTGACGACGGGGGTGCCTGCCGGGACGACGACGGCCGGGCCCGGGTTGGCCGACTGCAGGGTCACCGAGCCGGTGGCGCTGACGCCGTTGCTCGGGGCGTAACCCAGCATGGCGGCGAGTTGCAGCAGGCTCTCCCGGCGGGTCGCTGTGGCGAGGAAGGCCTCGTCCTGAATGCGGTCCCCGTAGTAGGACAGGATGTCGCCCTCGTAGGCGAGCAACTCCACGAGGGCAACACCGAAGTCTCCCTCGGCGCGCGACTTCCACTCCGGAATGACCTGCGTGGCGAAGTCCAACATCGCGGCCTTGAGGCCGTCGTAGTCCTTCGAGGTGTAGTCGATGGCGGCGGTGACGCTACTCATCAGCCCCTCACAATCTCGCTGACGGTTCCACCGACGCTGATGACGGCGGTGTTGGTGTTGCGGGCCAGCCCGGAGTCGCTGCTGGCAGACTCACGACGGGAGTAGCGCAGGGCGACGTCGACTCCGCCCGAGCCGTTCTCGGCGGGGGTCACATCGAGCCCGTCGATGTTCACTCCCGGCTCGAACTTCTCGACGGCGGTCCGCACCTGCTCGGCGAGCACGCCGCTGAGCAGATCGGACTGGTTCTCGAAGATCATCGCGTTGGTGGGGACCCCGAACTCGTAGTTCGCGCGGCGCTCACCCGGCTGGGTGGACAGCAGTGCGTTGACCCGCTGGTCGATCTGAACGTCCGGATTCGGGGTCGTCGAGACGCCGCCAGAGGCGGAGATCCGGAAGGGATGGGACATCTCGATGGGCATGGTTCCGATTATCTCAGGCCAATCGGATCAGTTGTGATGGTTGACTAGTCGGTCAGCCATGTGAAGCCCCCGAAGAAGTAGTACGCCGATGCCGTGCCGTTGGTGCGGACCTGCAGGTCGCCACCGGACGTGACGAACGCGACTGCCGAGGCGGCACCGACGGAGGTACCACACTGGTTGACGACGTTCTTCACCGGGGCGAAGCCGGTCGGTAGGCTGGCCACGGTGTTGGTCGCGTTGAGGAGGATGCCGTTGCCGTTTCCGGCGACCGCGCCACGGATGTACACGACGCCGAACTTCTTGCGGACCTGAATGGCCTCGGAACCGCCGGTGCCCTGCCACACGAAGCCCGGGTACAGGGTGCAGGTGACCCAGCCGGTGTCATCGAGGTCGGTGATGCCTCCCTTGACCCCGAAGTTGCCCGTGCCGGTCATGACGATGCGGTTTCCCGTCGAGCCGACGACGTCGATGTTGTCCGCCGTGATCGTCCCGTTCATGTCGAGCAGGTCGTCCTTGAGGTACAGGCGGCGCACCGAGTTGGAGTAGCCCTCGATGAGCCCGTCGCTGTTGGCGACCA